ATTTGGAAGAACCGATTTTGTATATCCTTTTAAAATAGGAGATAAAATTTTTATTGAAAACTGCAGATTGACTGACGTTACATCAGACAATGCCAACTTCAATTCATCTTCATATAATTATTCCTTCTTTGACGTTGTTGGTGTAAACACTAACAATGCCACTGTAACCTATAACATGGCTGGAATTTCTACAGGATCTTTTGGTACATATAATGATGAACTTAATCTAGGCGTTGTTATTAATAAAAATGATATGCCAGAATTTACTATGGTGTTAAAAGATGATGTTAGTTATATCTCGAATGAAAAGGTATCTTCAGAAACATTTTTTGGTACAGTAATGGAAAATGGTTGGGATAATAATCTCAATCAAATGAGATTAAAAAGTATTTCTGGAGAAATAAACGCAGGAGATAAAATTTTTGGAGAAATATCCAAGATAAATGGTACAGTTGAATATTTCGATGTATTTAATTTATATGCTACCCTTGGAGTTTCTAGAGATAAAACATCTTCTATAGATCTTTCTTCTGGTATTTTAAACGATTCCTTACAAAAAATTTCTGATAATTTTTATTATCAAAAGTTTTCTTATTCAATCAAAGGAAGCATTCCTTACAACGTTTGGAGAGAATCCGTAAGATCGATTGTACACCCGTCCGGATTTAAGGAATTTTCTGATTTAGAAATTTTTACAAAACCAACTTTAAATGAAGTTAATTTGGGAATTGCTAAATCTACTGGCATGAAACCAACTTTACTATCAACAGATTCATTTACTTTTATTAACATTGATCAGACAATACCATTAAATCTGCGGTCAAATTTTGCTAGAGTTTATGAAGAAGAATTGTTGCCTGATGGATCTATACAAAATGTATATCTTGATGAAGGTGTTGACTTAACATCTTATATAATTAACAAAACAAATAAAGTCATTGAAATTGATAACATTAGTGATCAATTTGAAGGAAGTTCCATACAATCGTTAGACCAACGTTTTTATGGAGGTGCTGATTTATTAGAGGGTAATAGAACTTTTATTCAAGAAGAAGTAGTAGGATTTATTACTACAAAATATCCAGGTATTAGTACAAATGTTGGATGGAGTAAAACTGTATTTTATGATAGTGTTGGATATGTTGTTGATGCAGTTACCCATGATGTTAAGTATAAATCAAATAATAAATCTATTGAAGGGGGATTGAGTTATTGGGCCGGACTTGGCACTAGTTATGTTGCAGGAATACCAACCGAAACAATCGATGCATTTAGATATGTTGTAGATTTATCAAAATACATTATTAATAATGTTGGAGTAAAGACATCTTACCAACTATTAAATTCTGTTGGAATATCTTCAGTTGTTTATAACAATATAACTGGAGTAACGACTGTTGGAACAACAACTAGCCATGGATTATCTACAACTACTACTAATTATGTTGTATTAAAGAATATATCCTTCTCATACAATCCAGGCAGTGGAATAACCACTTCAATTTTCCCAAGTTTGAGTTTAACCGGACCATTAACAGCTGAAAAATTTGTATATGAGGTTGAAGTTGTCGATTCGGTAAGATTTAGAATAAGAACAGGACCATCAACTATAAGTTATACTTATTTAAGTGGTGGTACAGCTCAAAAAGCCTTTATATCTACATCTCAATATCTAAGTTATGCAGTTCTACCTGATTTTGATTGTAATCCAAATTACAATGAAAATTGTTATGCAGACGTTCAAGCATCGGTTAGTAATTATGTTGGAATAATTACTACTATAATTGGGATTGGAACAACAGCAAGTCCTGATACAATAGTATCTCCATCTTTAGCAAAAGGTGGATCAGTAGTTGGATTGAGTACTTTTAAATTAAAGAATAAAGGAACTTCTTTGTTTAAACATGAGTTTTCTGGTAGTAAAGTTGATATTGTTAATGACAAGTTTATAATTCCGAATCATAATTTCCAATCTGGACAAGAGTTAATATATTCATATTCTGGTGGAAGTCCAGTTGGTATTGCAACTACTTCACATGTTACCGGCAATCTTGATACCCTACTAAATGTTCATAATTTCAGCGGAACAGCTGTTTTTGAAAATGGTTATAATGTTGGAATTACAACTGTTATTTCCGGAACAGTTCCAACTGGTCCAACTGGAACTGTGAGTTATAATCAAGTAATTGGAGTTAACACTACTGGATTTGGAACAAATGCTGTATTTAATGTTTTAATTAATTATAATGGAGGAGGAGTTGCCATATCTACATCTATCATTCCAACTTATGGTGGATATGGATATAGTCTAGGACAACAAGTTTCTATTTCTGGAACTATTCAAGCTCAAGCAAATACAAGTTATTCTTCAGTTCCTTCATCGGATGCAAGTGGAGCAATTTTTGACGTTTCTAGAGATTCTAACGGTGCTGTTACATATGTAAAAGTACTAAACGGTGGATCCGGCTATACTAGTAACTCTGTCATTTCTATAGCAGGAACTTATATTGGAGGAATAAATTCGAGAGATGAACTGTCATTCACACCATTAGAACTTGGCACTAAAAACCTACCAACATCAGTGTTTGTCTATAAATTAAATGATAATGAATTTAAACTTTCTGGTTTATCTACAAGTGTATTCTTTGATTTAACTGGTGTAGGTACAGCAACACATTCACTTTCATATAAAGAACCAAATGCCAGTGTAGTTATTACCATAGATGGAATAATACAAAAAGCAGTGGCTAGAAAATCACTAAATGTTTCTTTTGCCTCTAGTGTTTCTTCCGCTTCTCCAACAATAATAAGCATTTCCTCTGGAATTTCATCTTTATCCACAGGTGATATTATTAGTATTGATAGTGAATATGTTTCCATCAAAACTATTGGTATAACCTCTGCAAATCAAATAGAAGTTGCAAGAGGTTATTTTGGAACAGTTGCAACTGCACATACTGTTGGTGCTAGTGGAACAGTATTGGTAGGTGACTTTAATATCGTTGGAGATGTAATATACTTTGATCAAGCTCCAAATGGAAAAATTGGACCAGTTGGATTAGAAACTGGATCTACATTTGGCGGTAGAGCGTTCAGTAGAAGGTTTGATCCAAATATTCCACAAGATAAAAATATATTATTTGATGATATATCACTATCATTCACTGGTATTGCAGCTACAGAATTTACTTTAAAATCTGGTGGACAAACTACTAGTACTGTTTTTAATAACGTAAACAGTTCTACTAATATTAATAACAATCCAATAGTCTTAATTAACAATGTATTCCAAAATCCAACAAGTGATTATACAGTTGATGGAGTTGGTACAAACGTAATTAAGTTCTTATCGGGAACTCCAAATTCTGGAAAAATATCAAAAGTTTCGATTTCAACTAGTTATGGATACGCTCCAAGAATTGGAGCAGCTGCTACTGTAACTGTTTCTGCTGCTGGAACTATTAGTAATGTCATTGTTATTGGATCTGGATCTGGATACAGAAATCCTCCTGTTGTTAGTATTGCATCCACTATTGGATTTGGTGCAAGTATTGTAGTTACAGTAAGTGCTGCAGGTACAATTTCTGGATTTACTATTGTTAACGCTGGATCTGGATATACCACTACTTCACGACCTGAAGTTGTAATTGGAATCCCAACAGGTTACAGTAACCTAGGTTTAGGTTATACTGGAGGAACATCTGGAGTCGGCCAAAAGGCAAAACTCACCGTTGAAGTGGGTATGGGATCTAGTATAATAACATATAAATTTGATGAACCTGGTATCGGATATAAAGTGGGTGATAAACTTACACCAATTGGAATAGTAACCAATCCAGCACTAAGTTTTCAACCTTTTGTATTAACTGTTGAGGAAGTAGAGACAGATAGTTTCTCCGGATTTTATCCCGGACAATTTATACAATTTAATGATATTTCCGAATTCTTTAATGGATTCACAAAGAAGTTCACTCTATCAACTACGTTAAATGGAGTAAAACAAGTTTTAGGATTAAGAGTTCCTGATGGAACTGATTTGGACATTACCAATAATATTTTTATATACATAAATGACATTTTACAAGTTCCTAATATAGCATATAAGTTCTCTGGAAGTAGAGTAATATTTACTGAAGCACCTAAGGCTGGATCTAAATGTGTTGTCCTTTACTATAGGGGATCTTCAACTGATGTTGAATTAATTGATCCACCTAAAACTATTAAACCTGGAGATACGATAACTATACAGGAAAATCCTACAGATTTATTTGATATTTCTCAATTTGATAGAGTTGTTAAAAAAATTACATCTGCTGATCAGTTTGAAACATTTAATTATTATTCTGTTGGCATCATTACAGATCCAACAAAGATTAGACCTCTTACTTGGAAGAATCAACTTAATGATACTGTCATTAGTGGATCATTATACTCTAAATCTAGACCAAATTTACAGAGCAGTGTTAAACCTTCTGCAACTATTATTAAAAAAGTAGATCCCAGTGATACTGTAATATATGTTGATAATGCATATCCATTATTCTCAGATTTGGATGCTCTTCCAGAAGATATAAGAGATGCACTAATATTAGAAAATAGAGTTATTCAAGAATCTTTAGGTGAATGTGTAGTTTCATCTGCGTCTACAATTTCATCAATTACCATCATAGATGGTGGAGTTGGATATGCAAATACACAGTCTCCAAAAGTAATTATTTCCGAGTCACTAATTACTAAAAAAGATCCAATTTTTAATTGGACAGGCGGCGTTGGACTATCAACTACTTATAGTCTAAAATCTATTAAATATACAAATAAATTCATTTCAGTTGGAGATAATTCAATATATTCTACAAGTTTTGATGGAGTAAATTGGCAAGTTTCTACACTTGGTTTTGGTCAGTCTTCCAATTTTAATTCACTAGAATCGGTTGCTGTTGGATCAAGTAATTTCTTACTTTCTGCAGGAAATCTTGGACAAGTAATAAAAGCCACAGATTATGGAAATGTGGTATCTTCATGGACGCAAATCCCATTACAAGAGGATGTTTCAATTCCAGGTTTTGGTGCAGTTAATAGAGTGAGTAGTGGTTACACGGGAACTTTTGCTGAAATTGTATACTCCAGTACCACTGATACTTGGGTTACAGTTGGTGCTGGTGGATCTATATTTGTCGGAACTGGAGTTGCTACTGATTCATTTGTTAGTAGGTATTCGGAAACATTATCTAATTTAAATGGCTTAACTTTTGGAGCTGAGTATTTCGTTGCCGTTGGTAACGATGGAATAATTAGAACATCAAACAATGGAAATATTTGGGAATTTGTAAGTTCTCCAGTTGTTACTAATTTAAATAAGGTTATTTACGTTGATGGGAAATATATTGCTGTTGGAGATTATGGAGTAATAATTAGGTCAATAAACAGAAATTCTTATGAAATTATTCCAAATAATCTTGGTATTGTAAACATATCAAGCATTTATTATAATTATGGTTTCTATATAATTGTTACATCTTTAGGTGATTTGTACTACTCTTTCGACCTAAGTAATTGGATTTATAGATCAACATCACAAGCAAACTTCATTAATGATTTAATATTTGTTGATAATCTTGGCTCTGATGGAAGATATGTTGCTATAGGATCTGGAGCTACTGCAATATACGCTGAACCTGTTTACAATAGAGCGGAAGGTATTTCCAGCGTAACTGCTGGGGTTGTAACTTCTATACAAATTACTAATGGTGGATTTGGATATGATCCAAACAATTCTCCACCAGTAATAATAGAACCAGATAGTTGCGATACTGAATTAATTAGATCATTTAAAGTTGTTGGTGATCATGGAATTATTATTGGTATTACAACATATATTACTGGAACTCCCGGAATAGGAACAACATCTCCAAAAATTTCCTTTACATTAAAATCGGAACAATATGATAATAGTACTTTAGGAATTGGTTATTCCTCTCTTAATATTTTTGGAGTTCTTAATAGTCAATTATCTAAAGGAGATTATTTTGTTATTACTGACAGTAATGTTGAGACTGGTGGAGATTTAGTTGGAATTACGACACTTCTTGGTGGAATGTCCAACTATCCGAATTCTAAAATTGGTATAGCGAAATCTTTCATAGATGGAGTTTACATTGTAGAAGACATAACCACTCCTTCGGTTGGTATTGTTACAGTTACTTGTAACTTTGCTCCGATGGTTGATAACTATCTTAAAGTTTATTCTAGAGGTTCTAATAATTCGGGTGTTGGAACGAATAATTATTATGGTAGATATAGTTGGGCTAAGATTTTTGATTATCAAAATAGAATTTTGGGTAATCCAAAAACTTTTGAAGTTTTTAATGATAATGGAATTTCTGGAATTTCATCTTCGCCGAAAATTATAAGAACGAGAAGTGTAATAAGTAAGTAAAATCTAACTAAATAAAAAAAAGTATGTTCTAAAATGCCCGCCATAATATCAGACCAGTTTAGAATTTTAAATGCAGATAACTTTGTAAAAAGTGTCTCTGGAGTAGGTGATACTTCTAACAAATACTATACTTTTATAGGACTTCCTAATAGTAATAATCCAGCTGCTGGTGGATCTGTGAATTGGGTTTCAAATACTCCATCTCCATTGGATGGATTTAGGGAAGAATATCAGGTTAAAGAAAGTATTATATCTTTAAAGCAAATTTCAAGTCAAGATGTACGAAGACTTGTTAGAAAAGTTACTTGGGTTGCAGGTAACACTTATGAAATGTATAGACACGACTATGATGTATTCAATGTCACCTCTGTTACATCTCAAACAAGTTTATATGAAGCAAATTATTATGTAATAAACGAAGATTTGAGAGTTTATGTATGTTTGCAAAATGGAACTGATCCTGAAAATCCAAAAGGAAGACCTTCTTTTGACCAACCAACTTTTATTGATTTAGAACCTAGAGCAGCTGGTGCTAGTGGAGATGGTTATATATGGAAATATTTGTATACTATCAAACCTTCTGAAATTGTTAAGTTTGACTCTATTGAATATATCCCAGTACCAGAAAATTGGGGCAATACTGGTGAATCAATATCTACAAAAAATAATGCAATTGATGGTAAAATTGAAGTTATTCTTATTAATAATAGAGGATCAAATTATCAACCAATTTCTACATCATTTTCAAATGTTCCTATTTTAGGTGATGGTTCTGGAGGAAAAGCAACTATAACTATTGACTCTTTTGGTAAAGTATCTGAAGTTTTTGTTACAGATGGTGGAAATGGGTATACTTATGGTACAATTCAATTCTATCCAGGAGCTCCTGGTTCCGAAATTACTGGTCCTTTGCGTCAATTAAGTAATACTGGAATCGGAACTACATCAGTGGCTTCTTTCAATGTTATTATTCCACCAAAAGGTGGTCATGGATACGATATTTATCGAGAATTGGGTGCATATAGAGTTTTATTATACTCTAGATATGAAACTTTAGAAAGTAACCCAGATATTATTTTGGGAAATGACTTTGCTAGAATTGGAATTTTGAAAAATCCAACAATAGTTGGAAGTAGTAACCAATTATTAGATGCATCTTTGGTTAGTGGACTAAATGCTCTAAAATTATCTGGAGTTACAACTAATACAACATATGGTGTTGATTCTGTAATCAAACAGACTGTTGGATTAGGATCTACTGCAATTGGATTTGTATCATCTTGGGATCCAATAACAGGAGTTTTAAAGTATTATCAACCAACTGGTCTAGCTTCAAGTGAAACAGGATTCAAGATTATTCCTTTCACATCCAATCCAGATGTTGGATATGGATTGACAATTAATTGTTCATCAATTGTTGGTCCAACATTATCAATTAATTCTAATTTTAGTGGCGTAAGTACCACAATAAATAATAGAATATATCAGTTGGGTCAAGAGTTTGTAGCGGGTATTTCCTCTGCTGAATATAATAAAAAATCGGGTGACATTATCTATTTGGATAATAGACAACCAATTCCCAGATCTGCTAACCAAAAAGAAGACATTAAAATTGTACTGGAGTTCTAATAGAAATGGCACAAAACACTAATTTAAATACGTCTCCATATTTTGATGATTTTGATCCGACAAAAAATTATCAAAGAGTTTTATTTAAGCCAGGAACTCCAATTCAAGCAAGAGAATTAACAACTCTCCAATCTATCCTACAGAATCAGGTTGAAAAATTTGGTAAACATTTTTTCAAAGAAGGATCTGTAGTAATCCCCGGAAATATCGCATATGATTCCGAATATACTTGTGTTCAGATTGATCCTACTCACTTAAGTATCCCAGTAGTAACTTATTTGTCATTTTTAATTGGAAAACAAATAAAGGGTGAGACTAGTGGAGTATTTGCTAAAATTGAAAATTATATTACTAGTGAAGAATCCGAAAATGATACATTCACTTTGTATATAAAGTATCAAAGTTCTAGTGAAACTGATTTTACTCGTAGTACTTTTGTTGATGGAGAAAATTTAATCGTTCTGGAAAATATTGATTATGGGCTAGGTGTAATTAGATTAGAATCGTCATTTGCAACTACCATTATATCAAATTCTACTGCAACCGGATCTGCAGCAAAAATAGAATCTGGTGTTTATTTCATAAGGGGATTTTTTGTAGATGTTTTCCCACAAACAGTAATATTAGATCAATATTCAAATTTACCATCTTATAGAATTGGTCTATCTATTTTTGAAGATATAGCCGTACCTTCTCAAGAAAATTTAGATTTGTTTGACAATGCTAGGGGATTTTCAAACTTTGCTGCTCCTGGTGCAGATAGACTCAGAATCGTAACAACTCTAATAAAAAAATCTTTAGATGATTTTAATGATGAAAATTTTATTGAATTGTTGAGAATTGAAAATGGAAATATTAAGAGAATTCTCAGAAAGGAAGACATTCCATCACTAATAACGGATGAGTTAGCGAGAAGAACAACTGATGAATCTGGAGACTATTATGTAACTCCATTTAGAGTTGTTCCTAAAGAATCATTAAACGACAAAATAGGAAACAATGGTGTTTATAATCTAGGTCAATTAACCAAACAAGGAAGTATCCCTTCAGATGATTTATTGACATTACAAATTTCTCCAGGAAAAGCATATGTCAAAGGGTATGAAGTAGAAACTCTTGTAACTGTAAATGCGGATCTAGAAAAACCAAGAACTACAACAACTGTTAATGATATAACTGTTCCTTTTAGTTTAGGCAACCAAGTAGAACTTAATAATGTTTATGGATCAATTCCTGTTGGATTTGGTTCAACTAGTCAAGTAACTTTATATTCAAGAAGAACTGCAACTCCAGGTCTTCCTTCTGGTATTCCAGTAGGAGTTGCTAGAGTTTATGATTTAAAACTAAAAAATACTGCGTATGCCAATTCTTCAACTCCTTTTGAAGCGTCAGTTTACGATGTACAAACTTACACATATTTGACATTAAATACAACCGTAACTCTCACTAAACCATCATTCGTTGAAGGTAAAAATAGTTCAGCTTCTGGATATTTAACATCAGCTGTCACAAATAGTAACCAAGTAGTATTATATCAAACTTCTGGCGAATTTATCGTAGGTGAACAATTAAAAATAGATGGTCAAGATATTTCTAGAACAATAGTTAGTGTTAGGGATTATGATCTAGGAGATATAAAACAACTTGTCGGATATGTTGGAACTACAACGTCTTTCACTGCTGATACTGTATTATCTGTAGGAGTTCCTATTGCACCACAGGGTACTACATTTACTATTTCTGCAGGTTCTGGAGGAATAAGTACTGTAACAACATCAACTTCTACTTTTGGAGTGGGAATTAACACTGGAGATATTTTTGTTTATACTAAGTCCGGAGAAACAGTACCTACTTATAATAGAGTTACTTCTGTAAATGCTTCTGCAAAATCTATAAGTATTGAAGCAACTACAAGTGTTTCTGGTATCAATAGTGGAGGACTACCTACAAGTATAACAAATACGAGTGGATTGTTTAAAGGAGTATCTACACTATTAAACAATAAACAATCATTTTTATTCGCCGAGTTACAGAATCAAAATGTTGCAAGCGTTGATGTTTCTGATGCTGAAATAGTTTATAGAAAATCCTATTCTGTAACCGTTGCATCTAACGGTTTGACAGCAACTTTAGAAAGTGACACTAGTATCACTTTGGAACCATTTGATGAGGAAGACTATTATTTAGTTTTTTCTGATGGTACTGTTGAAACATTAACTTCCAGTCAGTTTACAATTACCTCAGGAAGAACTTTAACTTTAGTTAATTTAAGTAAAAATGGTTCTGCAACCTTAACCGCTACTTTAAGAAAAAGAAGACTAAAATCTAGAAAGAAAGTTTTTAATAGATGTGCAGTTTTAGATATTAGAAATTCTAGTAGTCGTTCATCTGGAATAGGTAGTACCACCCTTAATGACGGTCTAACATATAGTTCATATTATGGTACAAGAGTACAAGACTCCAGAATATCATTAAATGTACCTGATGTAATCTTTGTTGCAGGTGTTTTTGAATCTTCTGATTCAAATGATGCTGAATTACCCAGATTGGAAGTTGTTGATTTAAATGCTAATATTTTAAATGCAATTAAAGGTGAAATAATTTATGGACAATCGAGCAATGCAATAGCAAAGTTTGTTGCAACTAATGGAACAAATCAACTAGAATTTGTATACATTAACGAAAATGCTTTCATTAAAGGTGAAAAAATTCTGTTTGGAGAATCAAACGTCAGTGCAAGAATAAGCTCTTTAATTGAAGGCGATAGAAATATCATGACTGATTTTCTTTTTGATAATGGTCAAACTTTAGAAATAGCTGACTATTCTTCGCTTAGAAGAAAATCGGGTGTAACTGCACCAACAAAGAGGTTAAAAATAATTTACGATTATTACTATATTGATCCTAACGATACGGGAGATTTTGTAACGGTTAGTTCATACGAACGTGAAAGATATTCTCAAGACATGCCAAGAATTTCTTACTATAGATCGAGTGATATTATAGACCTAAGACCTAGAGTTAGTCCATATAATAGTGCTTTAACTCCATTTTCTCCGTTTGAATTTGATTCAAGAAAGTTTTTAGCTTCAACAAATTCTAGTCCATATAATTTTGCTAAAGATAGAGATCTATTTTTATCATATTCTTATTATCTTGGTAGAATCGATAAATTAAATCTCACTAGATATGGAGAATTTTTCGTTACAAAAGGAGTAGCATCACAGACTCCAATTCCTCCAAATAATATTGAAAATGCTATGGAAGTAGCTACCATTACTATGAGTCCATATGTTTATAATGTCAAAGATGTAATTGTCAAGTTATCATCGCATAAACGTTATAGAATGCAAGATATTGCAAGACTAGAAGATAGAATAAGAAATATTGAATATTATACTTCGTTGTCTCTCTTAGAAACTGATACTAAGAACCTATCTTTAAGAGACTCTCAAACTCAATTAGATAGATTTAAATGTGGTTTTCTTGTAGATAATTTCAAATCAATACGTTCAGGATCCTTAGGTGATTCTCAGCATAAGTGCAGTGTTGACACTGAAGAAGGAGTACTTAGACCTCAACACTATACCACTTCCATAGATCTTCTTTTAGGATCGGAATCTGTAACCGGAATATCTAATATTTCAAATCCAGACGCTGACTTAAGATTTGTAAAAGACTTAGGAAATCCAAATACAGTCAAAGTTGGAGATGTTGTTTGTTTGAAATATAGTGATGAAGTATTTTTAAAGAATACTTTTGCAACTAGAGTTGAAAATGTTAACCCATTCAATGTTGTTAACTGGATTGGATCTATCGAATTAAATCCATCAACAGATACTTGGATTGAGACCAGAGGATCGAAGAGAACAATCGACCAGGAAGGAAATTATGAAGCTACACTGAGAGCTCTTGGTGCTGATAGTAATACTGGATTATCTCCAATTGATTGGGGTTCTTGGGAAACTACTTGGACTGGTAGACAAGAAATTGCCAGACAAAATGTACATACTATATTCCAAGGATCCACCTTTGTGGGTTCTACCGGTACTTGGTGGAGAGAAGAACAAACTTTCAGAGATCAATATTTAACATTTGCAAATGTTACTACTCTTAATACTACAAGACAATCTAGACAAGGTGTTCAATATAAAGTTGGTGAAAGAATAGATTCTGTTAACTTGGGAACTTCTGTTGTATCTACAGAAATTATTCATGTAATGAGATCTAGAAATATTGAGTTCATAGCAAAAAGATTAAAACCAAAAACAAAAGTTTATGCGTTTTTTGATAATGTTGATATGAACAAATATGTTGTTCCAAAACTCATTGAAATTCAAATGGAAAGTGGTACTTTCACTGTTGGAGAAACAGTCGTTGGTACAGTAGGAACTACATCAATTAAATTTAGATTAGCAACTGCTAACCATAAGTATGGTCCATACAATCAACCTGAACAAGTTTTTACAGATAATCCATATTCTCCCACACAATTAATACCAATATCTTATTCAACGACATCAACTATATTAAATGTTGATACAGCTTCTCTAGAGTTACAATCTGCTTCTGGATTCTATGGACACGTCATTCCGAACATGCAACTAAGAGGCGAAACTTCTAAGGCAGTTGCAAAAATAATGGATGTTAGATTAGTTACTGATGTTTCCGGTACTGTAATTGGATCACTGTTTATTCCTGATTCAAGACTACAATCTACTCCATCATTTGAAACAGGAACAAAAACTTTCGTCCTTACAACTAGCTCCACAAACACCCCAATTGTTGGTGCTACAGATAGTATAGCTGATGTTAAATTTAGATCCTCCGGAACTATAAACAATACAGAAGAAGTTACTCTAAGAACAAGGAATGCAAATGTTGAGAGAACTAGTAGAACCGAAGAAAGAACTTTAACTTCTCAAGAGACAGAGTTAACAGCAGGAACTACTTTCATAAACCGTACTGTAGTTCAAACTAGATGGGTTGACCCAATTGCACAATCTTTTGAAGTTCCTGAAGAAACTGGAATTTTCATTACAAAATGTGATCTATTCTTTAGGACTAAAGATACTAATAATTTGCCGATTACAATGCAAATCAGAACTATGCAAACTGGTTTGCCTACAACAACAATCATTCCATTTGGTGAGGTTGTTTTAGATCCAAGTCAGGTAAATGTATCGGAAGATGGTAGAACTCCAACAACATTTACTTTCTCATCTCCAGTTTATCTTGAGAGTGGAAATGATTACTGTGTAGTATTACTTTCTGTATCTAATGAATACACTGTATGGATTTCTAGAATGGGTGAGGAAGATATAACAACATTGAATTTACCAGAGTCACAAAAAATAGTTGTGTCACAACAACCTTTATTAGGATCTCTATTTAAATCCCAGAATGGTGCTACATGGGATCCTAGTCAATTAGAAGATCTAAAACTAACTCTTTATAGAGCGAAGTTTGTTACCGGATCTTCTACAGTTAGATTCTATAATCCAAAATTAGACATCGGTAACAATCAAATCGTAACTTTAAGACCTAATCCATTAGATTGTATTTCTAAATCAACTTTGATTGGATTAGGAAAAAGTTTGACTTCTACAGAAGTTACTGGATTAACTCCAGGAAGTCCAATACTACAAAACAACAATCAAACTTTTAGATCGAATTTAAAGAGTATAGTTGGTTCTGTAGGAATTGGAAGTACGTTAGTGGTAACTTCAGCAGGAGCTGCATTTACATCTACATTTAAAACTTATTCTAATGTAGATTTAGTTTCCTTAACTGGTTTTGGTTTTGGTGCTAAAGTAAATCTAAGTGTTCAAAATGGAGTTGCTATTGCAGCTACAGTTTCTATTGGAGGTACTGGATATGCTTATGGAGATTCACTGAGAGTCAATTATACACAAACAGATGGACTTGGTAGTAATTTAATTCTTACTATTCCAAACAATGTAGGAATAATTTCTTCTTTCAATTCTTTATTAGTAGATAGAGTACAGGGAACTTTAAATCAAAATACTGTAGACAGTCTATACTATGTGGGTTCTTCTGGAACTTCACTTCTTGCTAATGCAACGGTAAATACAATAACTGATTTGACTGATGGATTGCATTTCAAAGTCAGTCATAATAATCATGGAATGTATTCTTTGGCTGATAAAGTCACACTTTCTGGAATTCAACCAGATCAAAAACCAGAAACATTGAAGGCTTTATATGATTCTACCTCTACAAGTGATATTTCGGTAAGTTCTGTTGGAATATTCACTAGTTTTGAAAACGTTCCTGTATCTTCAGTAAACCCTGGATATATTTTAATTGATAATGAAGTTATCAGATATACTGGAATAGTTACATCAACAAGTAGTCTAATTGGAATAACTAGAAATATTGATGATACTATTTCTGGATCATATGATATTGACTTCCCCATCTTTAAATATGAATTAAACGGAGTATCTCTAAGAAGAATCAACAAAACTCATAATTTATCTGATACAAACTTAGTAACTTATCCAACTGATTTGGATTACTATTATGTTAAGGTTGGAATGAGTAGTAGGGGTATTGATAGAACACCAGGAAATGGTCTTGGATATCCTGCTCTATACTTTAACGATGATAAGTCTTGTGGATCATATGATATTGTTCCTCTACTTGGATCACCAAGAGGACCTAAAGCGACTCAGAATATACCATTTAATGTTATTAGACCAAATATTCAAACATTATTACCACAAAAAACTTCTATATCTGCAAAGGTAAGAACTTTCAGCGGATCTACACCAGATAGCAATTTAACTCCATTTTTAGATCAAGGATTTGTTGATGTATCTCTAAACTCAAATAATGAATTTAATTCACCAAGAATTATCTCTTCTCAAGTTAATGAAGAAACATATCTATCAAGTTTTCCTGGTAAAAAATCTCTCACTATGGAGTTGACATTATCAACTCAAAATGAAAAAGTTTCTCCAATGATTGATTTGGATAGAGTTAATTTAGTTACTATTGCTAATAGAATTAATTCTAAAGTCGTAGACTATTCTACTGATCCAAGAGTTAATTCTCTGAAAGATGATCCAACCGCAGCAACATACTTAAGTAACATCGTTATTTTGGATAAGGCTGCTGATAATTTGAAAGTTTTCTTTGATGCTTTCCGTCATTCTACAAATGACATTAGAGTATGTTATAGAATCTTTAGATCGGATTCTCCTTCAGAACCTCAACTTTGGCAGTTATTCCCAGGATATGATAACTTGGATGCAAATCTACAAGTCATTAATTCGGCTAAAAACAATGGAAGACCTGATAAAAATGTAGCAAGTTCTACATCCGAAGATAACTTCAATTCTTATGAATTTACTGCTGCTAATTTACCACAGTTTAATGGATTCCAGATAAAGATCTTAATGTCGGGAACTAATTCAGCATTTGTTCCAAAAATTAGAGACTTTAGAGTTATTGCAACGATTTAAAAATTATGTTAGTACCTGTAGAAGGAAACATGGGGTTGTTTCGAGATGAGAACTCCAACGCTATTCTAAACTGTTCAGATTCTGAGTATAAAAAATATTTGGAATTAAAAACAGAAAAAATAAATGAAGTTGATAGATTGAATCAAATTGATAATAAAGTGAATGAAATAGATCAACTGAAGTCTGATGTGAATGAAATGAAGGATATGATGAAGTTAATTTTATCTAAATTGGACTCTGGATCATAAATACTTAAAAACGGATTCTAATAATGGCGGCAAGGAATGTAAACTTAGTTCTTGAACAAGGGGTTGACTTTCAAGCCACCTTTACAATCAGGAATACTAATAACGCACCATTAAATTTAACTGGGTATACGGGAATTTCCTCAATTAGGAAACATCCAACATCTTCCACGACATATCCATTAACACTAACTTTTCCCGATAGGATCAATGGAAAAATTGCAGTTTCTATGGGATATACTGCAACTGACGCGATTGAAGGTGGTCGTTATGTTTATGATGTTATTCTTATTTCTCCTAATTCTTACAGAACCCGAGCTGTTCAAGGAAATGTTCTGGTAACTCCAGGAGTATCATAATGACAGATTACTTAGTAACGTTAAATGAACCAGGTCCTTATAGAATTGGTGTTGACTATGAAATTCCCACCAAATCTATTCAGTATGGGAATATCATTCTTGACAATATAAACTCTCAGTTTACTGGAACTGCACATACTTTTGGATTAGCTGCGACTGGGACATCTTATGTTCCAATCAATGATCAACAACTGATTGTTGTAAAAAACAATCTTGTAATGGAACCAATTGAAGATTATACAACATCCACAAATAATATAATATTTACTGTTGCTCCTAATCCTGGAGATGATGTTTTTATTATTGCTCTTGCAACAACAGCGGATTTAACCAGAACAATCAACTATGTTATAGATAGTGGTTCATTTGCAATGATTCCTGGAAATAAGGGTTCAGTTACTTTGGATGTAAGTGGGGTCATAGAATCTTTAGTAATTTTGTCAGACCAACAAGGGGATCTGACTTTAGATATTAAAAAATCAACATACTCGACATTTCCAACCTTTACTTCTATAGTTGGTGGAGTATATCCACAAATGACAAATGCTAGAAAAGTTAGAGATGATAACCTAGTTAATTGGGACACAACTTTGGTTGCTGGTAATATTTTGACCTTTGATGTGGTATCTGTGAACAATATAAATCGTTTTCTAGTTTCTTTAAAATTAAAATTATAAATAAAGATAGTTGCAACCAGATACTTTGAACCATATGGAATTGGTAATACCAATGCTTATGGATTTGCTCCAACCACAGGTTATCCATATTGTGTTAATAATAGATCAGATCAAACATATACTTCACAAACTGGTATTCTACTAAACGGATCTCGTTGGAGAATTAACCAGGTCGGTTCTGGTACAACCGCAACATACCCAGAACAAACATTCACCTTTACTGGAGATGCAGGTGATGTCTACGGTTACTATGTAACTCGTGCAAACAACATGCCTGTGGCTGTACAAGGCGTTGTTCATGCGGCTTCTGTAGGAATTGGAACCACAGTTTCCAAGGGTGATAACACTGATCCAGTTATCGGAGTTATTGGCAATCAATATATTACTATTGACCCAGATCAAAGCGTTGATGATCTAACCTTAGGAATGGTTGTTGGTGGTAATGCTGCTGACCCAAGTGTAACTTTTAGTTATGGTAAGATTGTATCAAATGGCCACCAACTTGTTGCTGGTGATATTCTCTATGTTGCTGCTGGTACAGGAAACACAACTTTAACATCTTCCACGTATACCGTATTCAGTGTTCCAAACGCTAACGAGTTCTATACAACCCCTGCACTTACTCCAACACCAAACGCAACTTCTGGACTAAGCAGTGCAACTCTTTATAGTTCTATCATGTATGCTGAGAGATTTACGAATGGTCCTTATACCATTCAAAATAACGGCGACCAAATTAAGATCACTCTTAACGTCGCTCTAGACTGATATCTAAATAAATATATCATTGGATTTTTGGGGATTGTTGAACACAGTCCCCTTTTTTATTCTAACTCCCCCTTCCAGGTGAAGATGAATATTTACGTCTACGATTCATCTACTATCAATGAATATTTGTCGGACGATTGTGGACTCATTTCATCGTCGCCGATAG